CCGCCGCGTGACCCGGCGGCACGTCTACTGTCCCGCCCGTGTGGGCGACGTTGTGGCGGTCGAGTGGCCGACCGCGGGCATCAGTGGCCGCTACGTGATTCGCACGCAGTCGGTCGCCATCGGCTCGGCGGGCTGCTTGACCACGTCGGAGCTACGAGCGTTCGAAAGGAGGGCGAATGCCTAGCGGTATCGAGTACGGCGCCGACCTCATCGCCGCCGAGGTTGTCGACATGCCCGCGCAGAACCCGCCCGCCCGCTGGCGCTGGGGGACGGTCGAGTCCGTGGGCGCGGGCGTGATGCAGGTCAACATCGGCGGCGCGTCCGTCCCCGGCATCCGCTGCGCCGAGCACGTCATGGGCGCCAAGGTCGGCGACCGCGTCCGCGTGGCCTACTACGGCCCCGACGCCATCGTCGACGCCATACGCGCCGCGGGCGGCAGCGAGTCGCACTCGCCGCTTGCCTTCCGCGAGTGCGCGACAGAGTCGACCAGCATCTCGTCGGGCGCGTGCGTGGAGGTCAGCGCGACCATTCCGACCGTCGAGGGATACACGCGGCGCGGCATCATCCAGACGTGGACGACGGGAACGGGCAATACGATCGTCGGGTCGCAGAGTTGCAGCGGCAGCACCGCCTTGGCAAAGGTTCGTGCCAACAACACGTCAGAGGTCGTGGTGCATTTTTACGTTTTGTATGAGCGCAACTAAGTAAGGAGACACCATGAGCTACACCATCCCTGATTCCGTCCAGACCAAGGCCGAGGCCGTCCTCGCCGTCGCGTCGGCAATCGCCGACGAGGACATGGGCGCACGCTACGACGGCACCGTCAACACGTTGCTCGACGTGCTGGCCGACGTGCTCGCCGCGCAGGACGTGCAGGTACCGCAGACCAACGCGGGCGCGATTCTCGCCCTCGCCCAGTACGCGCACGGCGGAGGCGGAGGAGGTGGCACATCGACAATCACGTTCTACGACAACACGCAAGAGCCTCCCGTCGAGATGGAATCTGTTGTCTATCCCGCAGTTTGGAGCGCAGAAGAGAATTGCTTTGTGCCCGACAAGACAGCTGGCACGGTGTCTGAATTTGTGCACGGCTCGATATACGCAGTTGACACGACGGAATACTCAGTCGGTGATGTTACGCCAAGTCTCGAAAGCACTGTCCTCTTGCCTATTTATGGCAACGATTTCGTCATGCCAAGCATGGATATGGTCATGCGCATTCTCCCGGTGTAGCGTTAGGTAGGTGAACCATGCCCTCATCAATCGACGTTTTCCTCCAGCCCGTCCGCGACGGGCGGGCGCAGGTCGCTATCGTCGCGCTCTTCGTCCTCGCCGCGCTCGACGTGCTTTTCGGTTGCACAAACGCGATGTTCGTCCAGCACGACTTCGCGAGCCACGAGTTTCGAGCGGGGTTGATTCGCAAGCTGTCCAATTTCGGCATCGTCATCGCGGCAGACGTGGTGGACGGGATGCTGCTGGGCGGGTTGGAGCTGGGGTATCAGCCCGTTCTAATCACCGTCACCGTGTCGCTTGCCCTCATGGAGCTGTGGTCGCTGTTGGAGATTTTCGCGGAAATGCACCCCGAGATTTCCGATGCGGCGTGGTACCAGATGCTGTTGCACAGCAAGGATGGGCTGCGAAAGGATGATGCAGAGTGACCATGACTGGCAAGCAGGCTGTGCAGCTCGCGGCTGGTTACATTGGGCGCGGCCCGTCCACCTTCTACGACTACTACTCCAAGCACTTCTCGTCGTTCCACGTCGGCAACTGGTGCGCGTGCTTCGTCTCCTGCATCGTCAAGATGGCCGGCGCGACGTGCGCTGGACTCCCGGGCGTCTACTGCCCGACCATGCGCAACGAGGGCATCAAGGCTGGCAAGGCCGTGAGCGTGGCCAACGCGCGACCAGGCGATATCGTCTACTTCAACTGGGACGGCAACCAGCGCGCAGACCACGTTGGCATGTGCGAGTACGTGAGCGCGGGCAACATGACGATCACGACCATCGACGGCAACGTGAGCAACCGCGTGGGGCGGCGCACACGTCGCTGGAACGAGGTAATGAGCGTGATTCGCCCGAGCTACGCAGCCGACATCATCGAGAAGGCCAAGCTGCTGGTTGACGGCGTGCGCGGCAAGCTGACGGTCTCAAGGCTACAGGAGGCGCTGCGTGACAAGGGCGTCTACAGCGCTCACGTCGATGGCGTGTTCGGCGTAAAGACCGCGACGGCGTTGCAAGCCTATCTCGCCAAGCTGGGCTACTACACCCGCGCGGTGGACGGGGACTTCGGGTATTACTCCGTGGTCGCGTTGCAGAACTGGCTCAGGCACCTCGGCTACTACACTACCGCGTACCTCATCGACGGCGACTGGGGCAAGGTCACGACCAAGTGCCTGCAGCAGGCCCTCAACGCGGGCAAGTTCTAGCGCAACCGCCGCGCGTGCTCGGCTCCCATGACGTGCTCCCCCCTCCGCGTCCCTCCTCCCTCTCCTTCCCTGACTCGCGCGGCTTTGCGATGCCCCGTCCCCGCCAATCGCGGGGGCGGGGCTATATTTGTCTTGAAACCAATTTTCGCGTCCCAGTCGCGTCCCAAGTGGCCGATTTTGACCTGCGAATTCGCGGCGGCGGTTCACAAAACCGCAGGTAATGAGGCTGTTTGCGACTATTCGCAACACCGCGCATAGACGATCACGGTGTAGGCGACAACGCTACTACCAGCTCAAACGCAAAACTGCGTCCCAGAATCGTCCCAATCACGCCCACGTCCAGCCCGCGTCGAACTGGTTGGCTGCGTAAGCAGATGACACCACCGACACGAACTGCGCCGCACCCGGCTTGTCATAGTGGCGCCCAGTGACACCCTCGCCGACATGCCCCATAAGCGGCTCGATGTAGTATGGCTCGACGCCGAGAGTCCATCGCATGTAGGTTTGCCACGAGTTGCGCCCGTTCTTCAACGGGTGCCACGGTTCTATGACGCCGCGCAGGGACTCCCACGACGAACGGATGCGGCTTCGCGGCGCATAGCCGCCTATGCCGTCAGACGTGAGCCAATCGTCGGCGGTGGACGCCAGTTCGAGCAGCCGACGCCCAGCCCTGCCGGGGATGACGGCGCTGCGGTAGCTCCACCTGTTCTTCAACGCGTCCGTCAAGCGCCCGTCCTGCGTGACCTGACGCTCGATGCGAACGACGGCGCACCCGTCAATCTCGCTCACGTCCCCGACGCGCACGCCAAGCGCCTCGCCGACGCGGCACCCGCCGAAAGCGACGAGCAGGAACGCGGGCTCGTACCACTCTCCATGAACTCGCCGCCAGACCTTGCCGAGCTGTTCAAGCGTCCACACGCCATCGTCTCGTCGTGACACGGTGGACTTCGACGGCATGACGTACCGCGCCGCCATCGGGTTTGACGCGATCGTCTCGTATCGGACGGCGTAGTCGAGGATGACGCGCATGAGGGAGACGCTGGACTTCGCCGCGCTTGACCCGAGCGCCGATATCCACTGCTGGACTGCGAGCGGACGCACCTGGTCTACGGGGACGGACTCCCAGCGCGGAGCTACGTGGGCGTTCCATGTCGATAGGTACTGGCGCAGCGAGCGCGACGCCATGTCACCGTCACGCACCCTCTGCTCGAACGTAGGCAGCGCCCAGCGACGCCAGCAATCGCCCACGGACGGCACAGGGGCGTCCTGAGAGTGCTCTAGGCGCAATGCGGCCAATCGGTCGTAGGCGTCGCGCTTCGTGCCTCTGATGGTCTCTGAGCGGCGCTTGTAGCCGTCTGGCCCGTTCGCCCAGTAACGGATGCGCCATCGCTTGGAGTCCACCTGAGTGACGCTGCCCCAGTCGGCGCGGCGTGACTTGCGCGGCATGGCTAAGCACCTCTGCGGTAGTCTTCCGAGAGTTCGAGAAGATAGTCGGCGCTGCAATCGAGCGCTATGCACAGTTTCCTTATGTAGTCGGCGTTGGGGCGCGACGTGTCGTGTTCCCAACCACTCATGGTTTGTTTGGAGACGCCGACCTTGCCGCCCAGCTCTTCTTGCGTGAGCCTGCGATACCCTCGCATAGACGCTATCCTCTTGCCCAGGCTCATGTCAGCCTCCTTTGTCAATAATCCATGACAAGGGAATTATTACCAAAAAAGGCTTGCAAAAGTACGGGAATCTCGTACTATTAGGTGTGGGGCGCAGAAGTCCCGACGAACTTTGAAAACTGCAAGCGATTTGTCCGTATTCCCGTGGCGTATGGAAACGGACGGGTATCTGACAACCGAGGTCGCATGGATGCGTCCATGCGGCGTGGTAAGCCGATTGGAGGTACCGAATGGCACGACAGAACTATCGCAAGGCCCGCGAGGACGCGGGCATCAAGGCCGAGCGTGCAGCAGCCGAGCTAGGCGTCTCGATTACGACACTGTTCAATTGGGAGCGTGGCGATACTGCACCGACCGCTGACAAGCTCATCGACATGGCGAACCTGTACGGCAAGAAGGTCGATTTCCTTCTAGCGCTGGATTAACCATGTCGCGAGAGTACGAGAAAGTCGTACTCGTTTTAAACCGTCGCGCCATCGTGCTTCTTTGCGTGGGCTGCTGGAAACAACGCCTTCTA